AACTTAAATGTTTGGGATACTATGTCGGTACCATTAGTACCAATACGTATCTTACAAGATCCATTTGCAACATCATGAACTAAAACATTAACCATAGCATTATCTGCTATTGTTCCTGCGTCATGAAGATTCACTAAAACCTGTGACGATGTTCCAAAAATATGATTATTAGTAAATGTAAATTCTACAGTATCAGTAGCAGCTAAGTCTACAGCCTGCATTGTTATAACTCCTAACTTAGCATCAAAAACAACCTCTGTTGTAGCACTTGTTTGTTGAGTTACAACAGGATTATCTAGACTAGGTACTTTTTCAAACCTCTCTATAAGCTCATATCTATCTTCAGATTGAGATAAAGTACCAGATATATTAAGGTTACCACTTTTATCTAACTTCATCACGTCTGCTCCTGATGTCCCAAAAGTCATAGAGTCATTAGAGTGATCATAAAATATTTTACCTACATCGTTGTCGTTAGCATCACCAAAGTAAATGTTGCCTGATCCTGCTGTACCTGAAAGTATAGATAACCCAGAGTCTCCTGAGTTTTCTAATATTAACTGGTTAGCAAAAGAACTAGCAGTAACTGATCCAGCACTTACAGACATAACATGAAGTAAACCATCAGGTTGAGTTCCTCCAGTACCAACACCAACTTTTAAAAACTCTGCACGATCTGTAGAGAGATTCATAGCGGTAGAGTTACCGTCACCTGTTTCAACACTTCTAAGTGTTGAGTTTAAGACCTCAGTGCTTGTCTGAAGTATTCTTTGATATGTCTTAGATATAGATTTACCTTTTAATGAACCCATTTTACTTTTTCTTTATTTTCTCTATAGACCTACCTGCAAAATAAGCCCCATATACTGTTATTAATAACGTTTGATATATAGGAATATAGCTTTCTTGAATTACAAAACCTCCTATATTTCCGTCAAATACTGACAAAACTACAAAAATTGCAGTTAAAAATATGCATATTAACGGTCTAATATTTTTACTAAGCCAGTTGTCAGACTTCATATCTGCCTCCCACCTTCTCGACACTTGCTCTTGTGCTTGAGACTCAGCTTTGATGAAGATTTCCTCCATAGCTCTTTTAGCAGCCATTCTTTCATCTTCAGATGTGGTTAAATTATCCACAACATTTCCAACTTGCTGTATAAGTCCTCCTCCTAATAAATCTAATATCTTGCTCATACATTAGGTTTTATTTCTGCATATCTATACTTAGTATCTCCTTCCTCGTCTTTATAAGCTTCTAGTACTTGCTTACGATTATCTTTTTCTTTTAGTGATATATGTATCCAAGAGAAATCAAATTCATTTATCATTTGATCAAACTCTAGTCCTGAATTTAATATCCAATTATAGATAACCTTATTATTCATTTGTCCTCTTCCCCAAAACTGAAGATCCAATGCCTCGCCTTTGCTATGTTGGCTACGATTGCTCCCACCAATAGCACGATTAAGTTCTTTGGAACGATAACCACTACTGATCCTGATAGGACCAACAGAGTTACGAAGAGGTTGTATAAGACCTGTAATAAGCCTTTGCATACTTTCCAAATGTTTTTCGGACATCTCATTTTTTATACCTAATCTTTTTGCTGTGTTACTGTGTTCTATCTCTGCACGAGAGAAATTCTTACTTAGTATCATGATTTATTTTTGCTTGACTGATTCTAATTCTTTTCTTAAAAAATCAATTTGATCTTGTAGCTTTTCGTTATTAAAATCAAACTCTATTTTACTAATTTCAGTTTTAGGCAGACTTTTAGCCTCACTAATATCTTTCTGTAAAACAATATACTCACCAATTAATAAAAATAAAAAAGCACAAATACTAAACAAAGTCTTTAAGCTAATGCTAAATGTAGTGTCTTGTATTTCTTTACTCATTTTTCTTTTATTTGATTAGAGGCTAATAACAATTCTATTGCGTGTAATCTAGCTGATATTTCAACTAAAGTAGCTTTTAAATCTGTATCAGATTGCTCTAAATGATGTACCCTAGATTTTAATTTAGTGTATTCATTGTTTAAATTCACCCACAAACTAAACGCAGTAGCTAAAATTACTGCCACACCTATTACTAACTCTATAACACCCACTGGAACCATAACTATTAATTATTATAAACTTTTAAATACACTTTAACACTTCCATCTTCTCCTCGCCTGTCGGATTCTTGAGTTAGGATCGTTTTGAGTCTTTTGGCTACTTCTCTTTAGTTGGCCAAGAGATCTAGCACAGTATGACTTTCTTCTTTTAGCGGACTTACTACCAGGTTTTACATCTCCTGTAACAGCAGTTTTAAGTTTACTACCAGGGTTAGCACGTCTATAAGCCTTAACACCTTTTGATGTCATACCAGCTCCAGACTTAGTAGGTCTAAAGTTACCAGACTTAATGCTGGTCTTTATTCCCATTCCTTTTTTTGCTTTCTTTACTGCTTTCACTTTTTTATATCTAGATACCCTTCCTTTTTCGTTCTTTTCTTTTTGTGCTCTAGCTTTCTCTGATGGTGTTACCTCACTCCACGTAGAGGGAGTGTCTTTGCTAATCTTCTTAGTGGGGCGAAAGGTGTTCTCCCCTCCAGAGTAATCTTTCTTTCCTGAGGGTGTCTTCCAGTTTTCTTTAAACCACCTCTTAAGGTTTAACCCTGCCTTTGTTTTCCTTATAGCCATAGGTTATCCTCTTTTCTTTCTGCACTTAGCTATAGCTCCAGAAGCGTAGGCACTAGGGAATACTTTGTAACTAGCCTTTACTTTATGATAGCACGCATCCTTTACAGACCCACCCTTCTTCATAGTCTTAACCTTCTTACTTTTATTCTTTCGCTTTACAGCTTTACAAGTACAACCTTTATGCATTACTTTCCAACTTTTTTCATTGCTATTGTGTGAGCCTGAGTGAAGGTATTTCCAGACAGCATAGCTTTTTTCATAGAAGCCATGTGTTTCGCACTATGATGAACTGAATGTTTTTTCATAGTTGCTTTTTGTCTATCGGTTAAACCTTTTGATTTCTTAATTGCTTTAGCCATAACTTATTTTTTAGCAAATTTCTCTACCCCAGAAATACCAAACGAGCCTAACACAACCCACACAAATGAATCGTATACAAACTCGTTTATAACTAGGTCTGACCCTACCCAACCAGTAACAAGGTCAGCTACCATTATCATACACATTATAGCAAATGCTATAAACCCTACGATAGCTTTCTCGTTCCAGTTGTTGTCGTTCTTAAATATCTCCATTATTCTTAATCAGGTGTATTATCAACAATAAATTTACGAGCCTCTGAGTTTGTCATTAAAGTATTTTTAGGGTAGGCTAAACCTTTCCCCAAATCTAATAATGCACTTACCTCGCCTTCTTTCCAACTCACCTCTAATTCTAAAATATAGTAATTAGCATTTCCAACTTTAAGTTTAGGTACTGCACCGAACTTTCTTAAGTTATATACTCCTAACTCTTTAAAGGTTGGGTGTAAAACTTCTTTTAAACTACCATCTTCATTGTAAGAAGGTATACCATAAGTAGAAACTAATTCTGTTGGTATTTTACTTTCGTAAGTTGATGTGTTAAGACACAGATATACGTTACCTCTCATAACTATCTTGATATTTTAACTGTTCCTCTGTCGTTCCATAACCTACCTGCTGATCTTGGGTCAGAAGTTGGTAAGCTATTACCCATAGCAGATGAAGACAAGCTATCTGCTTCTACTGAGTCGTCAGAGCTGTTTTGTACAGACTTCACTAATATGTGACAGAAAGCTCTAAGCTTCTCTGCTGTAATACCTCCTGTTCCTGTACTCTCAAATAACTCCTCAATCATATCAAGAAGTTCAGCTCTATCTCTTTTTTCATCAGATGCTACTGTAACTTTAGTAAGGGTCTGTCTTCTTACTTTTGATTTGTATGAGTTTTTTACAGTTGAGTCTTTGTAATCTCTTTTTGCCATTTTTTATTTATTTTATAATCCGTAATCTGATGAAAAGTCATTACTAAATGCTGAACCTGGTTTATGTTGACTTAATCCTGCGTTGTAGTTTTGCTCTATTTCATCTGCTAATAACTCTCTATCGTAGAGCCTAACATCATCTATTAGGTTTTTATATATTCTAGTAGCATCTGTACCTCTACCAATTTTTCTTGCTAAGTTTGTTGACACTGTCTCATCTGTGTTTCCTGTTTGTGATTGACTTACTGCGGTTAAATCATTTATATACAACTTAAGATTACCACTAGCATCTCTTGTACCTGCAAAGTAAAACCAAGCCCCATCTGATACAGAACTTGTTATATTTGATGCTAGTTCCGTTCCGTTTACATAAAAAGAAACATACCTAGTACCTCCAGAAGTATTTGTCAATATTGCAAATGAACCTGAAGGTGCTCCTACTGGGTTACCTCCATTAATAAAAATGACGTTACCCGAACTAGAACCACTATTTACAAATGTATATTTAGCCCAACCATCTATAGAGAAAGCACCTTGTCCAAAATCTAAGGTATCATCATCAGCGACCTCAGCATAACCACTTCCATCTAAGTTTAAACTATGTTCTCTAAATCGAACATCGTTATCTAAGACGTCTTTAGATGGGTCGTTAGGGTCTGATATTAGAGTAATCTCATCAGCTACTGGTGTGCTCTTCGCCCAATCCATTAAACCAAGTTGTGGTATAGTAGGTTGCTGGAGAACCCAAGTTGCACCTAATACAGTTCCATCGCTATCGTGGTCGTCTGCATTACCATCATAGGCAGTACCCACACTTACTTCTTTTAAAGAGATACTATTAATAATGACTGCACCATCTCCATCTTCTTGCATTTTAAAACTTGTACCATTAGAAGTTATAACACCAGTATATGTCGTGTAATTTACAGGTATGTCTTCTATTGTTTTCTGAGTAGTAGAACCTGTTATAAGTTTTAAATCACTAAGAGTGCTAGTTTGACTTTTTGCAACAACGGTGTATTTATAAGTCTTACCAGACTCAATAACAGACGTTTGAGTTACAAATGCCCCACCATTAGGTAGATATAAAGCATCTGACACAGTCGTATCAATATCAGCACCATTGTTTTTATTCCAAACGCTATCTGTAGCAAAATCACCATTATCAAGTTCCTCACTACCTAAAACAACAGCACTATTATAGGCGAAACTACCTGCACCCTCGCTCAAGTGCCAATAGCCTTTTATGTTTGATACATTTAAAGATGTTTCTTCTTTCAATGACAGGTTATCTATCGAAAACTCAGAAGCATTAACACCATACATATAAACATTAAGATTATCACCTAAAGAAACAACTCTATAATTGTATATACCATTTTCAGTAAAGTTTGGAAGATTACTACTAGTTTCTGCAATATTAAACTGGTTAAAACCAAATTGAAAAGCACCTTCTACGTAGTCGCTAATCTCAAAGGTTAAATCATATATCTTACCTTTCGTAACACTTAGTACTTGTCTGAGTGCTGTAGTTTCATGGTGATTTATAGAAGCTTTACCACCACTAACAGTCCATCCTGTATTAGCGTTCCATTTGCTAGCGTCATCAAACCCTCCGTCATCAACTATCTCACTACCATAAGTTTTAACTATACTAGGATTATCCGTAATAAGGTGCTGAGGATTATCGTAGTCAAAGGTTACATCGGCTTGTGTCCAAGCTTTGTCGTATATTTGGAAGTCTGCTAGTTTTCCTTGTAAATATCTACCTGCACCATATGACCCAATATAGCTATCAGCAGCTGTAGTTGATATTCCTGTTGGAGCAGTTTCTGTACTTATATGTTCTCCATCTATATATACATTTACTGTATCTTGGTCAGTAATTGTGATAACAAGTCTATGCCATTCATTTGAAAGGTCAGGTATAGAAATTGAGGTAACGAAATCTGAAATTAAATTATAAAAACTTATAGAGTTGTTACCCCTAAACCACGCAGTTGTTTTACCATATGTTAAAATTGCCCGTTCACTTGAACCAGATGCTAAAACAGGATTTACCCAAAAAGCAAAAGTAGCTTCAGTAGCATTAGGCATTGATTGTGAACCTAAATCTACATAATCATTAACCCCATCAAAGCTAAGTGCCTTTCCTGTGTATAAGGTAGCACTATTTGAATTATTAGTGGATTTATCTTGTGCGATTTGAGTTACTTCTTGTACTGATACATTGTCTATTGAGCCTACAAAATTTAAAGATTGAAAAGCTACATCCCCAGTTGAACCATCCCATTTTGCATAGTAGGTATAAGTATCATTACTTGTAACATTTATCGCAGTTGAACCGTTACCTTTAAGAAAATTTAAAGTCCCTGAAGTAGAACCACTTACTGTAAATTCTATTTTATACGTTGATGTTAAATTTACTATACCATCTTGGCGAAAATAAGAAACAGATTGTGTTCCATCAGAATTAGCTTTACCACTTGATATAGTCCAACCCGTTCCTTTAGTCCAATCGCTATCCGTAGCAAAATCTCCGTTAGTAACTACATCCTCCCCAAGAATCTCACTATTCTCGAAAGGTAGCCACATCTTTAGCCCAGACCTTACAAAATCTAGCAAGGCTGCAGTTATGGATGTTAAATTTAAACCTAAACCTAACATATAATTAGTGTTTCGGTGCTATGTAAGCTATTACAGAACCTGAGGTTAAATCAATTTCTGTCCATCTTCCAAATATAGTAATTCCTTTAGGAAATACTACAGAATCTACAACCTTACCACCAGACCCTTGCTCTTCAGTCTCTGAACCAGAACCCAAATCATTAGCAGCAGTTTGGGTGTTAACAAACTTAGTTGCTGTTTCCGCAACTAAACCTGCTGTTGAATCAAAAACTGTATCTTCTAAAAAAGTAATAGCAGCAAAAATGTGATTTGTTGGTGGTATAATAGCATGAGAACTTGATGTTGTGTATGAAGATCCGTACTGACCTAAAGAAAGTTCGTTAAACTTTGTACCTGTTAAAGCCATAATATTTTTATTTTAAATTTTTTATTTTATACGCAAATGTAATGATAATTTTTTAATTATGAGAAATTTATTATCTTTGACCTAATTTAATTTAATCAAATGAGGAATTACCTGAAGTATCTTAGTGATACCATGTACTCCTTCCAAAGAAAGTACGACCTTACAGATAACCAAATGAGGTTCCTACTGTTCATAAATGACGAGAAGGGGTCCTTTACTAAGAGGTTTATAAGAGAGAGTATGTACGTTAGTAAGAACTTTAACGATAGGATGTTTCCTGAGTTAGTTAAAAGAGACTACGTATTTGTATTTGAGAAACGAGCCTGGAACTCTAACCTGCCTAATCAGTATAGGGTTACACACAAGACTCATAGATTAATAAATAAATTTTATAATGTCCTAGAGGGGCGAGAAGAAATATAAAAATGGCAAAAACTATTAAAAAGACAACTGATAAAGAAGCTAAAAAAGAGCTTAGGAAGTCAGGAGCCTTAAAAGGACTATCTAGGAAAGATAAGAAAATGGCTGTTAAAAAAGCTGGATTCAAAAAGAGGCAAGATATGCGAGCCGATATGAAGGCTGCACGCAAAGAAGATGCGGATATAAGAAAGATGTTTGCTGATAGACGAAGAGAAGAAGCCAGAAGAGGTGGTCAAAGACTAGCCTATGATGTCGGAAGTAAAGGTCGTTACCAAGGAACACCTTCAGAGGTTATGCAAGGAATTAGACGCACCTCTGGTAGTTTTGGTAGTCAAGAAGGGAAAAGAATTATGGAGAACAACGAAAGAGCTATGCTTAATAGAAAGAATAAAGCTAATGCTAAGGTTGGAGAGATGTTTGAAATAATAGACTCTAAAGGTAAGAAACAAAAAGTAATGAAGAAAAAAGCAATGTACGGATCAAAAGTAAAAGCTGTTAAGAAGGCTAAGAATGGAGGTAAAATTACTGATCCACCGAAGAAAACCACTAAAAGTAAGTTTGAAAATACTAACGTTGGACAAATACTTTACAATATGGATTTTGAAGAAAATCCAAATTACGAACCAGGTTTTGTAGCAGGATCGAAACAAGATTTAGAAAACCCTAAGTATATTAAGAAGAAATCCAATCCAGGGGATAGACCGTATGACGAAGCCCCAGATATTAGCTCACCTAGTGATAACACTAGAGTTAAGAAAGTTACTGTAAAAGCTAAGAAGGCTAAGAATGGTGGAGCCTTAAAATCAGTACCATCAGATGCTAAAGGGTTGTCTAAACTTCCAAAGAGTGTACGTAACAAGATGGGGTATGCTAAATATGGGTCAAAAGTTAAGGCAATGTACGGTGCTAAGATGAAGAAAAAATAAGTAATATAAATGAAGTCACCAAAGGTAAAAGGTATAGGTGAAGTAGTCACCGAATATGGTGCTAAGGTGATGAAGATTTTTAAGAAGGGGCTACTAGGACGTAGCCTTTTCGATTTTTATGGGGATGTGAAAGCACAAACCTTTAGAACTAAAGAATCTGCATCAGCACCATCCACCCCGACAGACGGGGCTGGGGGTATCATGTATACTAAAAGTGCAGATGGTAAACTATACTACAAGAGTAACGAGGTCTCTGAGGTGGAGCTTAGTTCTACTGGGACCACATTAACCAATGAGGAGGTTCAGGATATTGTAGGTGCTATGTTTGCATCTAATACAGAGACTAGGATAGCTGCAACGTATGAAGACTCTGACGGAACAATAGATTTAGTTGTAGATGCTATACCTGTAGACCTAACATCAGATGGTGCAGGTACTATACACGCAAATAATGTACCTACATTAAATCAAGACACTACAGGTACCTCTGCATTAGCTACTATTGCTACAACGGCTAATATAGCTAAAAGTGTTGCAGGTTCAACTGACGCTGATGTGAGTATATCGTCAGATGGGGATGTGAATATAATTATAGATGCTGATGGAGATGAATTAAGTAGTCTTGTATTATTTAAGTCTAGAGCTGAAGAGATAGGAAGAATAGATGAGCTAGGTAATGCTACATTTCCTGGTGTGATAACAGCTAAACAGTATCAAGTATTTCCAAGTAATTTCATAGATGACATTAATGATAGTCTAGTTTTTATACCTATACATGGTACAACATTCGAGCAACCACAAGCTTACCAAGATGACGTGGCTATAGTAGCTCCTTGCGATGGCAGAATAGTATCCGTCACTCTCAATATAATGAGTGTATCATCAAATGCTGATCTTACACTTACTGTTTACACACTACCCCCTAATACAGCAGGTACTGGTACTTTCCCAAGTGATTGGGTTTTAGAAGAATCTGAGCAATTGTCTATAACAAGTTCTTCTGATAATCATGTTTTAAATTTTGCTTTTAGCAATGATAAACATTTTGAAAGCACAGAGAAGTTTGTCGTAGCAATTCAAGCTAGTTCGGATCCAGGTCCAAATGCTTTTATGTATGCAACAACAGTAGTAGAATGGGATTACAGCACTCTGCTATCAACAACTGCAGAGCATAGCTCTGTACCTTAGAATAATGTGATACTAAACAATATATCATTAACTAATGATCCTGTTGCGGCAGGTGTTGTAGGAACATTTTGTTTAGAATTTGATTTAACAACTTAATAGAATAATTTTTATATATTTGCAAACACAATCTTAATATAAAATAAAATGGCAACAGTAACAGCAAAATTAACATTAACAAGCTCAGATTTACTATCTCAGAATTTAAACATTTCTGTGTCTAAATCAGCGACAGCTTCTCACACTACAGGTTTAGCTCGTAAGAAAGTAGCTCAAACAGCAGTGAACGCTAACGCAGCATTACTATATACAGCAGATGACTACGCAGCTATAGCATATATCTACATTAAAAATACAGATACTACAGCTACAAACTACGTATACGTTTATGATGACACCACTTCTGGTGATCCTGTCATATTAAAGCTAGCTGGTGGGGAGTTTGCATTTATGCCTACTAACGCAGATAAGACGTTAAAAGCTTACGGTACTAACGCAAACACTGTGGTAGAATCAATGGTATTTGGTACAGATCAATAAGATCTAGACTTTAATCCCTTTTTGTATTCCTTATTAGCCTTTTTGCAACCCTCACATCGGCATCCTCTTCTGTATGCTGCTGCTGAGGGGCAAGGGTTTTTTGGGTAGTTACCCCTAGACGCTCTATAGTTGCAACTCTTGTGAGAGAAGGCTATATTCTCAATATCAAAAAATAACCCCTTAGGATCTTCTGAATGAAGCCAAGGGGTTTTATGTTCTACACTCATGTCATCTGAATGCTCTATCTCTGCTGCACACTGAAAACACCAGTGCATATCTAACTTCTTCGCAAGCTCAAACATTAAAGTCTTCTTAAGCCTGTTCGATGCAGTACCAGGGTCCATACCCAACTGCTCCTTCTTTACCTTCTTGCTGTTATTCAAGACTAAGCTCTGTTACGTTTAAATCTACAAGCTCTCCTTCAGACCCCTGTAGTATCACAACGTAATGCGAGTCCCCTACGTAATGACCTGTAGCTATAAAACCTTTCTCGTGACCATTTGAGTTGTCTGTACCGTAAATGTTATCGAACATATATCTTGAATTTTTTTGCAAGGTAAAAATTTTTTTTGAGGTGTAAAAGGGGTGGGGGTTATATATATAATCTGCGTGCGTGTTTCCATTCCCGAAACCGAAATCTCCGAAGGGGGTACTCCAAACTAAAACCAATGCGTACATTTCAAATGTCGATTATCTATTTATGGTATGCACTACCTACTATCTACTAGCTAGGTGCATTTAATTGTATGCAATACCTAACATTGTCCTCGCTCCATATAAAGACCTGTAACGATGCCTATTCATTGGGCTACTATAATGCCCCAAGTGTATGCAGATGTCCCATTAGGCTACACTATATGGGCGATAGAGAGAGATAGAGGTGGAATAACTCCCCTCAATTTCCCCCAATCCCCAACACATACAATCAACACTAAAAAAACTTTACACTCTCAATCCCTTGCTATCAGTACATTCTTTGATTTAATTGTAAAAAAACTTTACATTTTATTTGGTAGTGTAAAAAAACTTTACAATATTTGCAGAGCAGTTGAGGTAATAATCACTGCTCGTTCTTTTACATACTGATTTAGATATAGCACACATCATGGTTGTGGCAACGTCCTTAGGGATTAGCAGTAAGTCCACGTTAACCTAGTGTAGCATCTGAGTACTGAAAGCATCTTTCTAGTTTGCGAGTAGGTATAGAAGTATAGAGTACTCCTTTAGCTTAATTGAGGGAGGTAAGTCTTAGTAACGATACGTGGAAGTAGCATTGCCTACCTAAGTGTATTAGAGCAATAATTCAATTGGCGTTTGTAAGTATCGAACCAACTTAACGGAAACCACTGCCGACAACCAAGTGGGCTTGGATAGACCAATAGGCTATCATCAAGTTAGGTAAAGCACCATAGGGGATGTAAAAAGTCCATACCGATTAATATGGGAAGTCTATCAGAGGGGATGCCTAATGATAGGTGGTAAGCAATTGAAGTACCACCTTGATAAGGCGTGAAACTAAGTGGCAGTTAGTTTGAAGCAAGATAGACACCACGCCTTTGTATGTTAAGGCGTGATTAATGACAACATACAATTTTTGATTCGATGGGGGTGCATTTATGTACCCTCCTTTAAAGCTACCAAAGGCAGTTACAAGTCTGCATAAAAGCTGAGTAGAGGAAACATTAATCAATATAAAAACTATGAAAAATCTAACATCAAGTACAACAAAATCATCGCTAACTACTTATGTATCAAAATCGTTCAACACCTTTACTCCTAAAGGTAACGAGATTAAAGTATCAGTAGTAAGGAGAATTATTAATGCAGGCTTAAGTCCTTTTATATCTAAATATGAATACTTTATAGATACACCAAGTGAAAGTCTTAAGGCTTGGGATAAAGATTCATTCCTTTACTATGTAAACGAGTATATAGATAAATATTACACTAATAAAATGGGAGCATAATGCTCCCTTAACCTAAACAACTAGAAATTATGAATTTTACACAAACAATTAAATCATTAAGCTCAAAGGAATTAAAGCAACTTTATAAGGAGCTTAAAAAAGAAAAATACTCTATTAATTTATTACATAGATTACAATGGATAAATGAGGAGCTTATAAATAGAGGAGATTTATACATTTAACTAAACAACTAGAAATTATGAACACAACAATCATAACCGAAGAAATAACAATAGAACACCTTAATAGTTACGCAGAGCAAACACTATATCGTATGTCTTTACTTGCAGACTACTCCCTTACACATAAAAAGAATGGTAAGGTAAACGAGTACCTAATAACTGCCGAAGTTAGAGGTCTACAAGGTGGTAGTATATGGCTTGAAGTAGTAAGTGTAGAGTACGATAAGAGTAACGAAGAAACACTTATAGATGAAGCAGTAATAAACTTATTTGAATCAAACATAAGATAACCTAAACAACTAGAAACTATGGAAATAGAATTTACAGAATCAGAAATTGAAGCGTTACATAGTGCGATAGGTAATATACCACCAATGAATTCATTTAAAGGTCAAGTACCTATAAATTCACATACGCTTTCAGCTTGGCAAAAATTATGCGAAGCAAGAAGTGATATATTTAGACAAAGATTTAAAGAAGAAAATAAATAAGCACCCACACAACCAAGAAAGTCTTGGGGGTGAATAGAGATGGACAATAGGTATGCTGAAATCTGATAGCATACGCAAGAGATGTTTAGAACTTTTGAAAGTAAGCAGACCTATTGTTCCCACTCTTTACATTAAACTAAACAACTAGAAACTATGAGCAGTTACACAACAATAGGCTACCTACAATCTAAGATGATACGTATGCCTTTAAACCTAAACACTAATTGGAACGAGGATATTAATTCACTATCCTCAACACAAGAGATTATCGACTACATAGACAAGAATGGTACAACAGATGAGCATTGGAGATTACTCCATGCTATCAAAGTTATGGAGGGAATGAATAAAACAACTAACCTATTAAAAGACTAAGACTATGGACTATCAAAAAGAATTACACAATTCACTTGTCAAATTGTATGAAGATAAGGCAAGAGAATGCGACAGACTTGAAGGAGAATTAAGGAGAGAGAAAAACATATCAAGACAACTTGAAGAATTGGTTGAATTGTATTCTTCACTTGCAAACTATGGGGCTATATATGTAAACACCTACTCACAAGATTGTGATGGTATTGAGTATTATGGGAGTTATAAATTCAACTCTATTGAGGAACACAACCAAGCAGAAAATTCTTTTGCTGATTCTGTGGAAGGCTCTTGTTCATGGAAAATCGTTACACCAGAAGATGCAAGACCACAAGAAGAATGTGGTTCTTTTGGACAAGGATGGGGTATAAACTAAAACAACTAAGACTATGGAAACAAAAGATAGAATACTATTCGCAAGACAATGCGATATTACGGGAGAAGGTATGAACGAAGGTTACTGCATACAAGATGGTCTAATGTACATCAAGTATGAGAAGGATATGATTAAGCATCTTAGAGAGGTAGAGAAAGAGGATAATCCTGCATACGATGAAGGACTATCAGATGAATTTCTTCTGAATGACTATTACAATGCAGACTACTACTATTGGACAGAGTGGGAATGTGAGTCTGACCTACAATACGAAGAAGTAAATGGAAAACTAATTAACCTAGAAGATTAACATTATGAAAACACTAGAAAAGAATTTTAAGAAAGTACGCTACGTAGGATGGGAAAGGTCAACATCTCCTATCGTAGAACGTGAGAAGAAAACAATGCAGTATAGCGTTGGATGGGATAAAGACAACCAAAGTGGATGGTTTGAAATATACGATGAAGAAAGTGGTGGAGAAGACTACTACGCTGAAGGTGGACTTGAGTTTACGGACAAAGTATTAGATGGATACGATGGAGTATTCTCCCTAGATGAAGAGGTAATCAATTGCCTTGAAGATTGGGGTGCAGATGTTAAACAAATGAAAGAAGACTTAGAACTATGAGACAACAATGGCTAACCAACCATACGGAAATACTACTACCTCATGATGAGGTGGTAGAAATTCCACTATCATCAATCAGATCAGAATTACTAATTGAATTTGCTGGGTACAACACTCTACTAGAGTACTACTTACATTATGTTTCCAATAATTAACCTAACCCTTATAAACTATGGAGAAAACATACACCCTATACTACAACAACAAAAGCCTATTTAAAGGCTCTTATATGGATTGCTCTAAACACCTATTAGACATACAACCTAATAGTGTACACTATTGTTTAACCTATGATGAATACGAAATTAAATAACTATGAAAGCAAAACAAATGCACAAATACCTTATGGATAACTATGGTAAGGTAGTACACGACATGGACAATATGGAATACGCTTGTAAGCAAGTAGCTAAAGGGCGTGATATAACACCAAAAGATATATTCTTCTTTATGATTGAGGATAAACCAATAGAGAGTATGTACACACATAGCTATGGCTTCAACACAAGAGAAGGTAGAGCGTTGAAGGAACAATTTGAATATTTCTACTACGAGGGAAATTAGATATGAACTTACAGAACATAATATGGGTTTGATACATCAAGGTAACGTGAGTAGCCCCCTTTATAAATTCAGACATTCCTCCTTGCTAGGATACCTCAACAGTCGGACATTGCTGAATTTAGAGTGAGAGAGATTTCTTAAAAATGAAAAGGGTAAAGAATGTCCCATTGTTACATTAGGGTACGAAGTTACAATAAATATTTTATAAAGTCAAGGAATTAAAAAACATTAACAATTATTAACCTAATTTATTTATTATGAAAGTTTACATTTTAACTATGAAAGGAAGTGCATTTATGAAAACCTTCAAGTCTTTTGATGATGTATTAAAGGAGATAGAGGTTATAAATAAAGATACTTACGATGGAAGTCATTGGTCTATTTTCGGTAGAGGTTATGAACAAGTTTTGGGGGATGGAGATGAAATTGAATATAAAGATGCTGAAACCTATAATATTGATAGTGCAGTCCTTCAAGAAGTAGTAAATCACAAGTATGAATATACTACATTCTTCATAAGATGTATAGATGGAAATACTGGAGAGATAATAGATTTAGATACGGAGAATTAAATTAGGATATGTAAAATAAGTTTACTATGTTTGCAATCTAATTAAACCAAACCAATATGCTATGACAACCACACAAACACTTATCGAGGGGGCTAACTACGAGGTAGTATCTCATGCCCACATATCAGCAGATGACTTTGAATTAGAGAGTATCATGTACCATTGTAAAGATACAATGACTGCAATAGATATTACAGATTTCCTCTATGACTTTTTAGATACAGGGGCAATCAATGAACTTGAACAAAATATAATTAACCAAAACGACTAACATTATGGAACAGAGTAATAAACTTATAGCAGAATTTATGGGGCATAAAGTAAATTTTGGATTTAAAAAAGATGGGGTCTTATTTTTAGGGCATCATATAGGTTTAGATAAATTAAAATACGACTCATCTTGGGATTGGCTTATGTCAGTGGTAGATAAGATAGAGAGTTTAGGGTATGAAGTACAGATCAGAAATACTGACTGTATTATATTCCAACTATTAGATAATTTTAAATATAAACCAATAGTGGATATATCAAGTGAAAACGGTAAAATGAATAGCACTTACAAAGCAGTAGTAGAATTTATTAAAAACCAAAACGACTAACACTATGAAAGAATTTAACTTAAACAGGCTTATGATGTCTTGTTGTGTAGATATAGACAACGAGTATTACAATGAACTCTTTGACTATTTAATTATGATAGATGTAGACTTAAACGAATTAAACATAGATAACCTTGTGGTTAATGGTATTCAGTTTCTCGACAAAGAAGATGCCGAAGATTATTACATATTAAAAGAAACCGAAGATGGATGCTGGTGCATCTAATTAAAAACCAAAACAACTAACACTATGAGTAGCTTAAAAGAATTATTCGTACAGATGGGGCAAGACTACCTTGAATTTTGCAATAGTATACCTAAGATCGAACACGATAGAAGATTAGAGGATGAACACCACCAATTCACTATCCTCAAAACCAAAGATGTTAAACCTAAAAACCAAGAAGATGTGCTTAAGAGGTGAAGATGCAAAGAAAATCAATAAGCAAAACGATATTGATATGAAAAATAAAATTATAGCAGAATTTATGGGAGTTAAAACCATTGCAATGGATGAGTTATATTCTATACTTAGACAAAACAGAGAAAATGGTTTTATACATACACCACAAGCCTACACTATAGATGAACTTAAATACCATTCCTCTTGGGATTGGCTGATGCCAGTAGTCCAAAAGATAGGGGATGAATATCTTAACACACCATTTGATGAAACATACTCACACCTTACAGAGCAGTATGAAAACATATGGACTAGAGAAGATACATATAAGGCAGTAGTAGAATTTATTAAAGACCAAAACAACTAGAAATTATGGGATACATAAGCGAGGTACACATAGCAGTACCAAAGAAAGATGAGACAGAATTAGATGCTATCATGAACGAACATAAATTACTTGAGGGAAATTACCCTGCCTTTATTAAAGAAGATTACCCTGTCTTTACTAATGACCCTATAGATGAGAGGTTAGATTATGTTATCTATCGTGGTATAAGCCTTAAGTGGTATGAGGAATATAAGGATGTAAAAGCAGTAAACTCCTTTATAATGGATAAACCTTACGATTCCTGTGAAGATGCTCTACAGGGTAGAATGATGGTATGTATAGGAGAGGACAACGCTGTACATTCAGAAGTAGGAGACTATTACGAAGTATTTAATATTAACGTGGTTGTCGAATTACAATAACCTTAAAACTAAAAGAATGGATATACACGAGAGATTAGAGGGTAAATGCTTTCCTTCGGAAATTGATATTGCTATAAGAGAACACCTTAAAGAGGATGGTTACTTTGTAGACAACTCAGACTATATGGAGTTTATAGATGATATAGCGACTCAAATTACAATACAGAGATTTGGAGAGGATACTTATGCACCCTCATCTGAGGTAGGTCAAGAACATGTAATGATGTTTCAAGAGGATGCTCAAGACTTTTACAACGAGCAGTACGATTGGGTAGAGACAATGTTAAACAGAACACTAAAAGTATATAGCGATGAGCAGTAATGAGTTTAACCTAATAAGGATAGAAGCCCTTGAAAAAAGGATACAAGAATTAGAGACTCAACTTAAACTTGAGACAATCAAACCCCCAACTAAATTTAAAAAAATAAATAAATGGAAAGCCAACCAACCTCAATAAATTTAAGTCAAGCGTGGTATGGAGGTACTGAAAATGCTTGTTCACTTTATACAACCTTTTGTAAGATTGAAAGGAAGTATATAAACCCTATAATAGATGATATAAAACAAGTATCAAAAGATTTATCGGGTAAAAGAATATTCAAACCTAAACCTAGACAATGTAAACCTCAGATTATGTCTATTATATCTAAAGTAGATGAACTTACTCTTAGTGATTTAAAAGTCTTGCTAGAAAAAGAATACACAACTATTGATTTCTTATGTAAAGTACATGAAATCAAAAAGAAAAATACTAAAGAATATTCTATAAGAAGAGGTCGTGCATATCAAGATTAGGTTAAATATTTTTACAAAAACTATTGTAGGAGTAAAAAAAGTTTCCTATATTTGCATCATAAGTTAATTAAATTTAAAACAACCAAAACTATGGAGAAGTCCGAAACAATTGGCAACTTAACACTTGCCCTATCAAAAGTACAGGCTCAATTAAGACCTGCAAAAGAAAACTCAAAAAATCCTTTCTTTAAATCAAATTATGCTGACTTAGGTTCAGTATGGGACTCTGTTCGTAAGTTATTATCTGAGAACGAGTTATCAATTATTCAAATGCCTACCGATGTAGGTGGTCTAACAACAATCTTATCACACTCAAGTGGAGAGTTTATCTCATCTACTATGTACATCCCATCTAAAGAGGATGCACATGGTGTAGGTTCAGCTATCTCTTATGCTAGAAGATACGCACTTGCCTCTTTTGTAGGTGTAGTTACTGGCGATGATGATGGTAATGGTGCAGTAAAAGGTAGCACACCTACTAAGAAATCTACATCTAAGCCTAAACTATCATCTGATCAATACAAAGCTATGGTTAAGGCTATAGAGGATGGTAAGGGTGCTGTTGTTCAGCAAAAGATGAGTGGTTATTCTCTTACTAAATCTCAAGAAGACAATCTAGGGAAACTTATAAAAATTGCTAATACACTTTCATAGTGAGTTTAGGTAGTTTTATAAAGAAGATAGAGGATGACTCTTTCTATTACTCTGACTACGAGTTTGTAACGAACTCGCAGTTAGGGTTAATAAAGAAGGATGTTCGTACCTATAAGATGATGAGGGATAACCCTAACTTGAGAACGGAAACTCTACCTATGATCTTTGGTAGGGCATACCATGTGGCTATGTTAGAGCCTAACGAGTTTAACGACAAGGTTAAGGTGTTTGACTCAGCTACAAGGACTACTAAAGGATATAAGGAGTTTAAGGCTAATAATCCTGATGCTCCCACTATCATCCTTCAGAAAGAGTACGACAAGATAATGCGTATGCAAGATGTGTTGTTCTCTCACAAGGAGGTTAGAGATTTATTGGTATCAGAAGGAGAGCGAGAGATAGCTAACGCTTGGCAAGATGATGATACTGGTGTGTTCTGTAAAGGTAAAGCAGATTATCGTAATGGTACTACATTGATAGACCTTAAGACTACTGCTGATGGAAGCCTTCATGGGTTCTCAAACTCTTGTAGGAAGTATGGGTACGATAGACAATCAGCATTCTACTCAGATGGGTTTGGGTGTGATGATTTCATATTCATAACTCAAGAGAAAGAGATGCCTTATAACGTATCTATATTCTATGCTGGAGAAGATTTTATGAATAGAGGTAGAGATGAGTACAAGTACCTTCTCGATACTTATAGAAGATTTTTTATAGATAACGAAGAAGTTGTTGAAGATCATTTAATAACGGATACATTATGAGTTTAAAAGAAATACTAAAGGAAAAAGGCATTACTGTTATATTCCTTTCAGAAAGATTAGGGTTAAGCCGACCTACCCTATATAAATACTTGGATAGTCCTGAGGAGTTTAAATTAAAGCACTTCAAAAAGATTGCAGGGTATTTAGATACAACAGAAAGAGAGGCACTTATTAATTATTTTATTTAAAGCTAAACGCTATGAGTAACAAGACAGAAAAAATTTACATTGGAAACGGAGTAGAAAAGTTCGATGGGGACTTAGTAAACTTCTCATTAAACCTAACAAAATTAGGTACAGATGCTAAGGACTTTATGTTCGAGTATAACGGAGACAAATACGTTAAACTAAAAGTAGTTAAGAAAAGAGATGGGGCTGACCAGTATGGTAAGACTCACTATGTAGAGGTTGATACCTTTAAGCCTGAGGCTAAGGCTACTGCATCAAAAGCAGATGACTTACCATTTTAAGTTATGATTACAGAGGGGTGTGAAAGCCCCTCTTTTTTACCTAAACCAAACCAAAGCTATGAGACTAAGAGTATCCGATAACGACATAATCAATATAGACAATGTTGATTTTATAGAGATGGATGGTAGGTATATACTATTTCACTCTAAAGGTGTTGTATATAAATCTATATACAATAACGAATTTGAATCACAAAGTACATTTAATAATATCGACAACTTACTTAGGGTAAAGGATGCTAGGTTCATTACTAAAGAGGAGCTGAATGTCGAAGATGAGAGAAAGGCTAAAGGGTTCAAAATGTTTTGGGCTATGTACGACAAGAGGGTGGATGAAAAGAATTGTAGAATTTCATTTATGAGACTAACCCTAGAGGATATGGGTAAGGCTATTAATGGAGTTAAGAGTTATGTAGACTCAACACCTGATAAGAAATACAGAAAGAACCCTCGAACTTGGATCAACCAAAAAGGATGGGAGAGTGAGGTAGTTCTTAGTGAGGATGATAAGAAGAAGGTTAATAGATATGTCCAACCAAAATACGTAAGCGATGACAGATAATAAAGATATGGAGATGAGATTGCTTGGTCGTATTATGAGTTATCCTAGAGAATACTACGACAACCATAGTCTTTTCTCTGAGGGTATGTTTAGTGATGTCCTCAACAGAAAAATATATAAGGTAGTATCAAGCAGATTAGACTCTGGAGAGAAGGTTGATTTAGTTATCCTTAATACGTTAGTAAAGGACTCTATGGCAGGCTACCGTATAGCTGAGTGCTACTCAGTAGACTTTAGCCACTATAATACAGAACACATGATTCTTTTCCTATCCCAAGAGGAGAAGAAGATAAAACTAAAGAAATTATTGGAGACAACTAACAATAAGTTGAATAAGGATGAAGACTTATTTGATGTGTTAGATTATGTTGAGTCAGAACTTAAGCCTATATCTGAGGTTAGGGGTAGCGATATACCTGATATTAAGAAACAACTTAAGGTGCTACATGATGATATACAAAAGAGAATGTCTTCAGAGAATATGGTTGGTCTACCTACAGGTTTCCAATCAATAGATAAATTTACTGGTGGGTGGCAAGAGACTGACTTTATAGTTATCGGTGGTGCATCATCTATGGGTAAGACATCGTTAGGTTTAGCATTCTGTTACAATTGTTCTAAGGCAGGTATACCTTCTGCAGTGTTCTCTTACGAGATGGGAGATACACAACTGCTTCAGAGGTTAGTATCTTTAGAGAGTTCAGTTAACAATAGATACATAATGAAGGGTACACTACAGAATGATGAGTTAGCTAGGGTTGATACTGCTATAGGTAAGCTAGAGAATGCTGAGTTGTACGTAGATGAGTGTAAAGACTCATCACTTAGATACCTACTAAATAAGATACGCCAGTACGTTATAACTAAGAGTGTTAAGTTCGTATTAGTGGATTACCTTCAATTAGTTAAGGGTAGTGGTACATCAAGGGAACAAGAGGTAGCCCTAGTTGCTCGTGAACTTAAGAATATAGCTAAGGAGTTGAACATAACAATCGTAGCGTTATCTCAACTTAGTAGAAATGTAGAGAAGAGGGGTGGAGGTAACAGACCTATGCTATCTGATCTTCGAGAGAGTGGAGAGATTGAGCAAGCATCAGATATTGTTATGCTTGTGTACCGACCAGAATACTATGGTATAATGCAGGATGATAATGGTAACAATACAGAGGGCTTAGTAGACCTTATCTTTGCAAAGGGTAGGAACATAGGAACTGGAGTATTACCTCTTAAATTTGAGAAGGAGTACACTAGGTTTAGTGACCCTACAGATTATGGTAATAATTTCATCTCAATTCAAAGTGTTGAGACATCAGAAGCTTTCTAGGTTATGGAGTGGGATTTTGAATTTACATGCAATTTCATAGTGGGATGCGTGTTTATATTGTGGTTTATTAAAAAGATTATAGAAAAGATATGACAAGAAATAAAGATACAGAATTAGCAGTGTATAAAGCAACTCGTCACCTTGATACCTTAAACTTAAATAAGGATGAATTACGAATAATAAAAAACCTATTTAGTTTTGCTTACGAAAGAAAATGTGTTTACCCTTCGGATGTAGGTAAGAGATATAGGCATGTAGTAGAGGCTAATGCTTCTATATCAATTCTAATTGATAAGCATTTCCCTTTTACACTTAGCTTTATAGGAAAGATAATGCGTAAACATCACGCTACTATAATTCATTATAAAAATCTTTATAAGAATTGTTTATCTTATGATAAGGAATATTTAAGACTAATTAAAAACCTTGACTTAATAGTTGATGAGATGAAGAAAGATATAGAAGAGGATAAGATTGATCACTTACTACTTGACTCTGAAAAAGACAAACTAATAAGAGAGTTAATCAAATCTAACGCATCCTTGAAGGTAGTTAATCATAAATTAAAGGATGAGTTGTATAACATCAAGAGAGCTTAATGAGGAAGAAGATATACCACGTTATAGTTCATTATAATTGGAGGACAATAAGATATGTGAAGGGTGTAGAAAAGCCATCCAAGAAATGGAGTGAAGCTAAGTATGAGACTGTAGTTACGGAATTAGATACAGATGTTTTAAACTCAGATCAGAGATTTTTAAATAAACTATCTAATAAACACAAATCTTCTAACGAGATAGGAATTAAAGTAACTAATGTTGTTGTGATAAATTACTTATGCCTATCAAATGATGTTTATTGAAATACGAGAACCAACTGCGTGAGTGTTGGAAATTAATATCAAGTAAATTTAAAATCAAGTTATGAAAAACTTATTTATGATTGTAGCACTATTATTCGTTTCAGTAAGTGCATACAGTAACACTAATTGTTCAGACTCAGGAGAGTATTATGCTGTGATCGCAACAACATCTGACGGGTATCAATCTTACTCTATTCACTTAAGAGTGGAGGGCAATTGTTATGGGAATACTTGTTCAATATCAGGAGTCGAGGTAGCAACTAATGGCGGCTATACATCAGTACATTATTCGTATTCTTATGATGGTAAATACTCTGTAAGCTGGAACGGATACACCTATTACTTTAGATTTTAGTTAACGAGAGTACCAAGCGTGAGTTGGGCATAAAGTGAAAAGTCCTAGAGTGGGAGCTAGGCAAAAAGTCAGTGTTGAAAGTAAAGAGGGTGGTGGGAACCTACCCTCTTGCTTCAACCAACCAAAACAAGTAGTATGTATCAAGGCACCTTAACAGATAAGGATAAAGGAGAAACTATAAAATTTAGAGATAAGTCTATATTTGAAGTGATGACACACTTCAGTATGCTTATAGAAGATTGCGACTTAAAAAGGATTCAGATCAAGATAGTCAATAAGTCTAAGCCCAAAGAGCTATAGTATAAACTACCACCATGATCAATGCGTATAGAAGTTTTGTAAATTTATTCATAGGGTAAACATACTAAATGATTGAAAAAAGAAAGTTAAGCGAGTATTAATTAACAGTAAAGATTATGATTGAAGCAGTATTAGTAGTGATTTGTGTAATATCCCTGCACTTAATATGGGAAATGTTTAAGTATTCAAAACAAAAAAAAGAAGATGAAAGGGTTAGTAAACAAGATTTTATTAGAGTCAATCAAAAAAGGACAGACACTGAATGTTGCTCAAAGGTATCTAAGGATAAAACACAAAATAAATGCAAGCGTAAAAGTCTTAAGAAAAAGAATGTTAAATCTAAAGTAAAGAAAAATGCAGGACAAGATAAGAAAAAAGTGTGATGAGATTAGAGACCTGTTACTAGAGAAGAATAGTAGTTATGGTAACTCAGTATTTGAGAGGGGAGTTCTATTTGATGTAGACCCCTTATACGCTATTCAAGCTAGGATAAACGATAAGCTTAATCGGATAAAGAACAAGACAACATACATAAGTGAGAATGATCTTATGGATGTTACTGGGTATTTTATATTACTTCAAGTATTAAGGGAGGATATGGATAAAAAGCTTGAGAAATCAATTAAGAGTGCTGAAGTTGATGAAGATAGAGAAACAGTATTTAGTTACACGTGGAACTTAAACAATAAAGATGAAGAAGAGGGAACCCCAGTTTGAGAAATCATCTGACAGAGATAGAGAAGAGGAAACTCTTCGTATACTTCTAGAAGATAAAGACTTAACATTCAGACAATTAGATAAATATGCTCCAGTTGATGCAGAGATATTTGATAATAGAACTATGGATATTGTATCTTTGTGTGAGATAAAGACAATGAGTCTTAATATGGATGACATAAAGAGAGTTAGGACATCCGTAAGGAAGATACAGCATTGTCAAAAGGAGGCACTTCATAGGGCTTTACCTTTATGTATAGCTTGGAGATTTAACGATGGTATAGGCTATATATGGTTAAGAGAGATAACAAAAGCCACAGTTGAGTGGGGTGGCATGAAGAACCCACGACCAGGATCTATATGGGATAGGGAACTCCTGTTTTATATAGACATAGATTTACTAACTATAATTAAATTTTAGAGATGAACAAAGTTCAAAAAGATCAAGAACAGCAGTACAAGTACTTAAAGTTTGACTGCGAGATGAGGGCTAGAGTATTAGAAATAGCCTCAGGTTTACCAACAAGTAAAAATGCTAAGTCTCTTCTAGAGAATGCAGATAAACTTGCTAAATACGTTTTTGGTATTCCAGAGCCACCTAAGGAAAAGAAATAATTTGTATCTTGCATCTTATAAATAATATAATATGGCAAGGAATAAATTAGCAGGAACTAAGGTAGGAAAGAGCAAGAGTGCTAAGTACTACCAAGACAATCCTGATGCTAAGAAGAAGAAAGACGAGTATAATGCTAAGTATGGTGCTAGCTTATCTAGAAAACTTTACAGAGCTTTTCTTAACGCTATGAATAAAAAGAAAGGCAAGAAGGGTGATGGTAAGGATGTGTCTCACACTAAGAAGGGAGGCACAACATTAGAATCTCAAAGTAAAAATAGAGCTAGGAACAGAAGTAAGAAATAAATTCTTATCTTAGCCTTATGCGATATAAGAGAAGGAAAGGTAAGCAAATAACTAAAGCTAAGAAGCATACTGAGGATGGTATTACATTCGCCTCAGGACTAGAGCTTTACTGTTACAGAGCCTTAAATAAAGCAAACATCCCCCATGAGTATGAGGGCAAGACCTTCGAGCTTGTAGAAAAATTCAAGTTCGAGGGTCTCCTTATGGATAAGGGGACCACTAAAGGCAAGAAAGTATTTAAGGAAATGACTGGAAATGTTAGAAGTATATCTTACACTCCCGACTTCATTAACTTAGATGCTGGCTTTATAATAGAAACCAAAGGATTAAGAACACCTGTGTTTAGTATGAGATTCAAATTGTTTTTGAAATACCTACATGATAGTGATCAAAACCTAGACGTATACATCCCATCGAATCAAAAAGAAGTGAACGCAACAATAGAATCCATACTAAGCAGGGGTAACTTTAAAAAGAAAAAGAAGAAGAAATGAGTAAAGAAAGAGAAGAGGCTTTACGCCAATTGAAAAAATCTGAAGAGGCAGCGAGTGATACGTTTGACTCTTGGATAGTAGATTTAGAAGAGGCAGAGCAGCCAGAAACATGCAGTATTGATGATGAAGACTGCGAAGCTTGTGGATCGTAACTATGGATAATAAATCTAAAAAGCCACCAAAGGGTAACGTAAAGTTTAACATAACTTTATCAGAGGAGCAAAAAAGAGCAAAGGAGAATATATTAAACCACGCCTTTAGTTTTCTAGTAGGTAAAGCAGGCTCAGGTAAGACTCTTTTAGCTGTTCAGGTGGCTTTAGATTTGTTTTTCAAGCGTCAGTATAATAAGATTATTATAACACGCCCTACAGTCGCTACAGAGGATAACGGGTTTCTTCCTGGTGATGAGAAAGAAAAACTAGAGCCTTGGCTTGTACCTATTATGTCTAACATGCGTAAGGTGTATAATAAGCCTGAGAAGATACAGAAAATGGTAGAGGATGGGGATATTGAGCTTGTCTCTTTAGCCCACTTCAGAGGTAGAACATTCGATAATGCTGTAGTTATAGTGGATGAGTTTCAGAACTTAACTAAGCCTCAGTTACGTATGGCATTAGGTAGGTTAGGTAAAGACTCTATTATGATATTCTGTGGGGATAATCAGCAGATAGATTTAGGATCAGCGTTGAACTCTGCTATAGATGATGTTCATAAGATAAAGGATAGCGAGCATGTGTACAAAGTTATCTTAGAGGATAATCATAGACACAAAGCTATTGATGATGTACTTAAATTATTAACTGGATATTAAAGATATGAAAAGCAGAAAAGATGGTACAAGTCCGTACTACACAAACAAATCAGTTAAAGCAAAGATAGATAAACTTCTTAATGAGAACTCCATTATATGGTCTAATATGGGCACTGGTACTTCGTTAGACTTAAAAACAAGAGAAGAAGGAGAAAAGAAATGGGGGCAGTTAGCTCTTAAGATAAAGGAGCTAGATGAAACATACTTTAATGTTATATGCCCATACGGTATAGACTCTTAATAGGAATAGTTATGAAATATAAAATATCAAAGAAAAAAGCTGAAGAGATACTGTTAATTATGTGGGAGAACTTTGAAATTCCCTCTAACTTTACAGAAGATCACAGCGAACATGATCAAGCTGTTATATACACAAGGGTTCATGGCTATTTCGATTACGATGATTTTTGGGATATATAAAGGTAACCCTTAATCCCATATAATATATATGCAAAAAGGTCCAGCAAATAGCTGGACTTCGTTGTATGGCACCTCTTCAGTTGCCTCAAAGTTTCTTATACCTAACAACAATCCCTTAATTAGTCCTACTCCTACTTCCATATAGTTCAAAAAAAAGGGAGGGAACCACCCCTCCCACAAATTAACCAAAACGCTAAAAAACAAGAAGTCTTAAAACATTATAAAGGTAATATATTAATATTAGAATATATGTTGTTTTTGTTTTTATTTAGCATCAACACTTAAAACATCCTGCTTGTAGTTCTTAAGCATTCTATTATAAGCTAAGTCTATAACAACATCACTTATACCCATACCCTTAAGTATAGCTTTAGTATCTCTACCTGCGACCTTATTAAGTCTACACCCAGCCATAAGATCAGCTATAATATTTAAGTCGTTATCTAAGTCAGGATTATTCTTCATCTCGTTAAGTAATAAAGTTTTATCTCTTATAATACTATCAGAAGATCGACTTCTCATGTCATTATAAGCATTCCTAGCATTTATAGATAGGGTTTTATTAAGGTTTGTTCTAGATATTCTTAACCCAAATAAAGCTAATGTTTCGTAGGTAGGAACTCTTTCTGAGTCTTGCTCAAAAGACTCTTTAATTCTTATAAAGTTTCTACCTACACCTGGCATAGCAACCCTCTTACCTACGTACTCAATCATTTTAAGTGTCGCTGTAGCAGCATCATCTGTTCTGCTGTATATTCTATCACCCTTATTTTCATAAGCCTCTAAGAATGTAGCTAATGTCATCTCCTCACCTAAGAAAGGTTCATACATCTTCTTCACTATGCTGTAAGCAGATTCCTTACCTACCTCAGTATCTATATCTGTAAAGCTTAGTCTTAGAATATCTCTTATGTGACCTACACCAGATATGCTAGAGAAGTTTATATAGTCGAAGTACTTATCGTTCTCCATTTGATTTTCGTTAGTCTTACTATCTAAGACACCGCTATCAACGTATGCTAAACTACCATCTCTATCCCATTGAGCCACCATAGTTCTAAGTCTTCTCTCTTCAGACTCTTCTTCATCTCCACCAGCTAAACCTAAGGCTTGAGATAAAAACTGCATAGTGTATAATTGAAGTCCTTCTAAAAGAGTCATAGTAGCTATAGTACCAGCTATTCTTGTAGTACCAATCCTTTTAATCTTAGGGTTACTACTTCCCATCTCTTCAAATCCTAGCTTAACAGCATTCTTAGCGTTACGGAATGATTCAGCCTGGAATGCAACGAATGAACCTACTAAAGGAGACCTACCTATATATCTTATTATTCTAGGTATCTCGTTGTAGTTAGGGTATAGGTTGATTATATTCCTAGCAGCCATATCATCAGCTTCCTTCTCTGAAAGACCAGCCTCAATATACCTAGCCTTCTCAGATAAGAAACCATAGAACTTCCATACATCATCCTCTGCTTGGTAAGCTCTAGTAAACTTATCATCCAAGTACTTTAATGGTTTACCTACATACCTTACAGACTTAGACATTAATTTTTGAATCTTACCATTTTTCTCGTCTAAGTATTTAGATAGGTCATAGTCAGTATCTCCTAAGTCTTTAGATATATTTCTAATCTCTTCTAAAGAAGCAGAAGAACTAAGAACTCCTTTTTCTATAAGGTTTTTTCTTATAGCATTTAACTCAGCATCACTAGAACTTGCAACTGCTTTTAAAGAGGCTTTAGCATCTTGATACATACCACCTCTAAAACCTATATGACCATTCATAGTAGCGAATGCTGTGTTACCTATAATGTTCTTAAAGTGAGTACCAATATTCCACACAGTCTTTGTCTTCTTATTTAGAAGTACAAGCTCCATATATTTATCAAAAATCCAGTTAAATGTTCCTGTACCTTTCTCAGGTGCTATTTGGTTCATCACAGCGAACATCTCGTTATCTACAAACTTACCTTCTATGCTACCCCACTTAGCTCCTACAAGTTCGTTAAATGTATCTAGAGTCTTAGTGTCAGAGATAAACTTACCATTACCTATCTCATAAAGCTCTTTATACATTCTCTCAGCAGTTATAGTCTGAGCCATCTTCTTAATTGTGTTGTTGTAATTAAATATAGGGTCATCAATCTCACCCCAGAAATCCTTAATCTCTTGAGGTATTTCTTTTCTTTGTTTGAAGATGGAAGTTAATCTACTAAGCCCATCTAAAGAGCCACCGTTCTTAACGTTATAAGCAAATTCTTTATCACTGTTTAGTTCTTCGTAGCTAACATCAACTATTTGATTTAACCTTTCTTCTGTAGCATCAGGGTTATCTTTCTTAGCTTCTCTGCGTAAGAACTCTTTAAGCTTCTTTATGATAAGATTATCTGTTTGCTCCCACCCTTTAACCTCAAAGTTTTTATAGGCTTGAGTTACATATAATCCTAGGTTACTATCAACTGTGAACATAGTCTGACCTGCTATAAGATCTTCAGCAATAAGAGTCTTACTTAGATCGTCAATACTCATACGCATCTCAATAAGAGTATTCTTAATATCAGAATCCTCTAAGGCTTTTATTTTATTGTGGTCGTGAAGGAAGTCATTAAGCTCTTGCTCAGTGTAGTTATACTTCTCGTTTAGTTCCTTAAGTCTTTTACCCACCTCATTAGCCTCTATGATTGCAGAGTTTAAAGCACCTCTACTCCTAACCATTATCTCCTTCACTTCTTTATCAGAGTGAGTACCAAAAGGTTTAGCCAGTAAAGTTGTTAACTTAATATCGTAACGCTTTCTTTTCTTAGGTCTAAAAGAGTCTTGATCTATAAACCCAGTAAGGTAAGTACCTGACATGTAGTTAAGATCCTGCATAGCCTTAGATATATCCCAACCTATAGATACTAAACCATCAGTGTATACGTTAGACTCTCCTTCCTCTTGAGGGACTTGAAACCTAAGTGGTCCAACCTTATCAGTGGCAGCCTTAAGTTCTGGGGTTAGGTTTATTACTGCGTTTTTATTAGATATATTTAACTTCTCTCCTCTTTCTTTTTCAGACAACTCTAGGTAATCCTCATAAGACTGAGTAACATCAGTTTTTGTAAAGTCACCAATGAACTCTGACACCCCATACTTCATACCCTTAACCAACCTCTTAAGTTCGTTATTGATATTTTTAGGGACTATCTTATTGTAGAACTCGTGAGTTAAACCTTTATTCTCTCCAGTATGTGATTGAACTATATCAGACTGCTCTCCATTAACAAAAGCTATCTGATCGTACCCCTCTTTAGAGGCTTGATTGATTAACTTTCTAATAGTTAAACCAACCCATAGGTCTGTTTGATTCCAAGGGAGGTATGGTCTACCTTTTTTATCTATCTCAAGGAAAGTTATTTTTGCTTTAAGATCTTCAATATAATCCTTTTCTCTCATCATCTTTTCACTACTGAATGGAGAATCAGTATCTTCTATCATCTTTTCAAGTCTTTCTTCAGAAGCCTCTAACTCTTTATTTAAAGAATTTATTTGTAAGTCTGCAGAAGCAATTTTTTCTTTAGTTACAAAGTTACCTTTATTAACACCTTGAACCCAATCAGACTGTATCTCTTGAACGAAGAGGATCTTCTCCCCGTTAGGACCAACTCTATCATCAACCCTAGCAGAAGCTATTAAGTTTTTACCTTCGCCAATACCATCGTAGTGAGGAGCAGTAAATATCTCCTCAGGAGACTTATCCTTAATAAGAAACTCTCTGTAGTTTTCACCCCCAGGGAGGGTAAAAGCACTGTACTGAGCTTCTGGAAACATATCGTTTTCTATTAAAACTTTATTTACGAGCATTTGAGTACTAAGGTCAGACAATTCCTCAACCTCAATTGAAGATTTTTTACCAGTATCGAATATCTGTCCGTCAGGAGTCTCAACACTATAATTCTCTCCATCATAACCTATATAGTAATCATCGTAATTAATTACAGCTTCTTTCCCAAAAATCTTAGTCTCTATATCAGCCATGTTTGTAGCTATCAACTGAGCTACAACCTCCTTAGATATACTCTTAACCTTAGCATCTTTTTTGTAAGCTTTAAGAATGTCTAATAACCCCATGGTGTCAACATCCTTTGAAGCACCTTTAAGTCCTTTACCTATCTCTTTAACCCATTGCTCTGGTTGTCTATTGTTATCAGACAACATAGCTAAGGATACTAAAGAGTTAGGTGTATACTCCATTTCGTATGTAGGAGCTTGGAATCTAAGGTTTTTAGGATTTACAATATTGTCAGGAAGTATGCCCATCTTTTGATCAGCAAAAGGTCTCTCAGATAAAGGAGTGTAGTCATTATCACCCCTTTTTGGTATACTACCATCTTCCCTACGCAAGTTTTTGTTGAAGTTAACCCAAGAGTTTTGACCTCTAGTCTCAGTAGTCATTGCTTTTCTAGCTTCAGGGCTATACATTCTAGAATGGTTAAGCCAAGCGTTTTCTTCACCGATAGGACCAAACCCATTACCAAGTTCTGTATGACCAAAGAAATCGTGAACAAACCTAAACAAGTCATTCACAAGTAAAGTCTTTCCATTAACATCTTTATACTGAGTCTTAGCAAGCATAGCATTTTCAGATCTCTTCTCAGGGGTTATTTCTCCCTCACCAAAACCTGCTTCAGTACCGAATATATACATGTGCTTGTTGTCTCTAACATCAGAAATCATCTCAGCACTATTTTTATAAGGCTCTCCTTTTCCATCCCAAATCTCAACATCATATCCTTTGTTTAAGATAGCCTCATGCTGTAAAATAGTTTCGTTAGCTAGGGCTTGATAAGCAGACTTTACCTCAGCATTTTTAGGATCTTCAATTAAGTTGTCGTATGCGTCTGCAATCATTTTAGAATTATTTTCATCTAAACGATTAACAAATCTTACGTCAGAGTACTGATCTACCCCAAGCTCTGTTGCTTTATCCAAAAGATAAGACTTAGATATATCTGCAGTTTCTGGGTTAGGTTCGTTAAATAATGTAGGAGCCTGCATTCTAATCTTCTCAGATATTTTTAGAGGAGTAGTAGATACCCCAGCTGTAGGAGGCATTATCTGACTTCTTCTTGAGCTTATTTTACCAGACTTAATACTTCTGCCTGTATTCTCTCCAATAACAGTATTAGTCATTGGGTCTTCAGCTACATCATACCAAAACTCTCTGTTATCTAACCTATGTATCTTAGCTCTATTACCTGACTCAGAAACTATAGCAGTACCATAGCTTTCATACTCATCAGTCTTAATAGCTTTTACAGGACCGTCAATCTCTAGTACAGCATACACTTTATCAGTTACTTCTTCACCTCTCAATTCTGGCTCTGTAAGTACATTGATTAAAGCTTTCTTCATGCTGGTTACATTAGGTTCTCCTTTCTTATTAAGCTTTACTAAACTCTCATCACCCATAGTGGTTTTAATGAAGTTTACAAAGTTAGTCTTACTCGATCCAGACTCAAGAGATTGTTTAGCGAGTGTAAGGAATTTATCGGTAAAGAACTTTCTATCCTTAAAAGAAGTCTTTTTATTATCTAACTTATCCCAAACTTTCTCAAGTACATCACCCTCAAACTTAGAGCTAGCTCTATAAGGCTTTAACCCTAATTTTAAACCATCACCTAATGGGCTAGTTTGATTAGCAGCATCTATCAAAGCTTTATATAAGGTAGGTTTACTTAAACCTATTTTAGATATAAAATTAGGGGATGTAAATAAGTTTACTACACCTCTAGACATAGCTGTATTAGAAAGCAACTTACCTTCTCTAGCTGTAGTTAGACCCATATATATTTTACCACCATTAGCCTCCAACATAGAATTTAGTTGTTTAGCCATTGAGTTTGCAGCGTTGTCTGTAGATGCCCAAAAGTATCCCCCTTCGCTATGTTTAAAGGTATAATAAATTCCACCTTTACCCTCAACTAGTATTGTACCATCCTTGTCAATTATAGAACCTGAGAACGTAGCGTCAGGAGAATGTATCATCATTGTCTTACCTGCGAAGTCTTGTATAGTCATACCACTAGTGATAAGACCATCAGCCTCCATATCAGCAAACTCTTTAGAATTTACATCGTAAGTGTATTGCACCTGAGTTCTTCTATCAATAGCATCTAGTTGGAATCTAGACTCAGCGTCAGTTTCTCCAACCTCAAACTCTACCCCTCCAACGTTAACCTTTCTACCATCAACCAAAGCCTCAGCTAGGTTTGTTCTTATATCAGATAAAGACATATCGTCAAGGTCTATAGCCTCAACATTCTCAGGTAACGATGTTACACCAAGTTTAGTTAGGATAGCCTTTATAACCTCTCTAAGTCTATTAAGTCTAGTTCCTTTATTCTTGAAGTGACCATAAGCAGCATCACCCATCATCTCAGCAAAAGCCTCCTCTATTTGTTCCTCCCTAGAAAGACTAGCGTAAGCTGGATTATTCTGTGCCCACTCAAGGTAAGAGCCTTTTATCTTACGACCACCCTTTGTAGTTCTTCTTTTAACTTTACCCTCAGCCACCTCAGCCTCTATTCTTTTGTATAGAGCTGGGTCAGTCTTCTTAATAAAGTCAACCATTGGGTGAATAATCTCGTGGAATAAAGTATTACCTCGAACAGTTTCAAGGTTTACGTATATAGTTTTATCAAGGAAGAAAGAACCTCCTCTTCTTTCAGAGGCATATTTGTTAGCTTCAACTTCAGCTTTTTCTTCTGACATTCCATCTTTAATATATCTATTCTTTTGAATAGATTTTATTTGACTCTGCATAGCCTCACTGTTACGTA